ATTGTTTTTACTTCTGCGTAAAGATCTTGCAACGACATATCTTCCTCCAAATTTAGTCCAATTGCAGTACTAGGCCCTAGAGGAGTCCTCTAAGACCTAGCACTAGCATACAACGAATTAGTAAGAAGTGCTAGCTCCATCGCTGAAGTTAGGATTAGTACGCATTGTTGCAGATTTAAAGATTCGACCATTAGCTTGAGTAAAGCCCGCCTCAGGAGAGGTTTGCTTCATGTAGTTAGAGCTAATCCGGTACTGAGCTCCCTGACGGTCTGAGTTAGACGCTGGTACGTTACTACGAATACCCATAGGCTGTGCGTACGGGTCGCCAGCTGCTGTGTTCTTCTTTTTAATAAGTGTGCCAGCTTGTGGTGACGCGGATGGAGAAGTAAACTTAACTCCATCTTTGTTCATAGGCTTACGTGGTGCGCCAGTCTTTGCCATTCCGGCTAAAGATTCCTCTGGGCTAGGATTTGATGATTTGGCCATATCTACTTCCTTTAAGGTTGAGTTGAGATCTCAGAAACTAGTTTACGCTAATTGTAAAAACTATGGCGCTAATCTGCCCGTCTCTTGAATCTACCGTAGTAAATCCTGGGCGGCAAGTTAGGTCAAGTCCTCTAGGAGCAACGTAACCCCTAGCAATAGCCATTGCTTTAACAGCTTGGTTTACTGCAGAAGCCCCAACAGCACGTAATTTTACGGTTGGGTTTTCATACAGGGCGTGGGCTATAGCTGACCCCACAGATTGAGCATTAGACCCTGCGCTTACACGCAAGAACTTTTCTTCTTCGTTTTGGTCTGTCACAAGTAGTGTTCCTTTGGTATCGATTAGTAATCGCCCTCAGGAATAAGTATTAAGGCTTTTCTCTATATTTGGGGTCTAAAACGTTTTTTATTATCTGCTTTTCATAGGCCAGATCAGCTTCCCCCGCCGCTAGTCTAGCTAGGGAATAAGAGTCTGCAGCGTTGTCATCCATGAACTCAACCCCCCACTTCTTGTATACATTGAGGAGAATCTGGTTTTTTTGTACTCCGGTTCCTTTACCGGTTACATACTTCTTAAGAACTGATGGAGGAATTATTAAAGGGTATTTAGCGTCGTCTACATTATAGAACCAGCACTTCAACTCTAACTTGACCATACCGCCAAGTTCTCCCGCCATATGGGCCATCTGAGCTCCGTAGGAGTATCCCTCCATGGCCGCACCCTTTACATTAATAACCCGATCTCCCAGGAAATCACCAACGAAAGCCTGTATTGAGGATAGGCGTTCTACGCCACGCCCCTGTCCCTGGAACACCTCGGTGTAATAAGCTCCGTCTTTTGAATAAGCGGTTATAGCGAATCCACTATATGACTGATCTATACCTATGTACTTATCGCACGGATGGTCTAATGGTAATCCACCGTCAATTATCTTAGGATTCTGTTTTGGCACGACGCTCGCGCTCATCTATAACCATCTGCACTGTGCCAAAGTATCCGGCACCATCTACAAGGTTATCTCGCTTAGGTAAATAAGATTCCCTAGCTAACTTTACTCCGACCATACAGAGTCCGACTTGTTCAGGGGTGACTTCTCGCCCCAGTACAACAGACCAGATAGCAGCAATGCGGCTGAAATTATCCAAAGGGTGGTCGTAGCTAGAGTTACGATCACTAGTGATGAGGCGTTGGGCTTCTTCAAGGATAGTCTCATGGGGTGAATTTTCTAGCACGAGATCTAAACCCTCCTCCATCTGAAGTGCGTCGTGTAAGTTCTCTTGATACAACTTGCGAATCTCTTTCAACATTTTCCGCCCTCGTTTCTAGTAACTTTCTAAATGCGTACTTAATATCTAAATCATGTTTAAGCTCTTCAACTTCTGGGCTAATAGTAATAGTTGCTTTAGCAACAGCAACTCTGTCATTTTTTCCGCCTTGCCAATTATCGATCATGCACCTAGCTTCAACAGAGTCTACCGCCCTCTCAGCCTCTCGCTCATTTATTACTGCTATTGCTCTAGCTCCAGATAAATGATCATTCCATTGAGTAAACTGAACAAAGAGATCCATAAGACCTTCGTCATCTAACTCTGTTATATCCCTAGGTAAATTTGGTATTTCAAAATCTGGCTTTGCCGAAAGTGTTATGCCTAATTCAGATAACGACTCTAATACTTTTCTACTGATGCTCATTTATCCCCCTTAAATGGCTCACAACGTTTGCAGCCCTTTGTTGCGTCAATACTACACACAGGCGGCCTATTATTGTCTACCGCCCACACTACGTCAAGTGCGTTGTCAAAGATCTCTTTTACGAACTCAGGGTTGTAGGCAACAGAAAACTCTTTATAGTCTTGGTTTGACTTTAACTCGTAGATAAAAACTATTTCTTCTGGCGCAGACTCTAGAGTGCCCTCTTCAACCATAAGGTGGGCTAGGTGTAGGTATACCTGTCCTTGGAGTATATGTGATCTAAATGGTTGCCTAATATTTTTCCAAGCAGCGTCTAGATCAGCACCGCCGTTAAATAGGGCTGGCATCTCCATACGAATTGTTCCAGGACCTACTGACTTAATCTCTATTAGAAAGTCTTCCCCGAGTCCCTTTACCCAACCATCAGAATGGCCTGAGATTCTGTGCTTTGGGCTAGATAAAGGGACTTCTCGATACTCATAAATACTTGTGCCAAGGTTAACCTCGTCAGAGACACCCCAGACATACTTATTGTCTGTATCGCAATACCATTTGCCATAAAGGACGCCCATATCGTTTAACCAGCCCTGCCACTTGGCGTGAACAGAATGGCCAACACTAAATATAGAACTAAGTCTGAGAGTAGGCTTCTCTCTAACCTCAACATAATTTCCATTTAATGCGTGATAGGCTGCAAGAGCGCACCACTCAGGTTTAATTATGTCAGAGGGGTGGAGCACGTCCTGCGAACGCTCATCAAAAGGTTGAGCAAGCATATGACGTTCCATATACCCCAATAAACGAGTCTCTCGCTTATTAGCATCTAAGAAAGCTTTAAGCTTCTTACTAGAGACTGTTTGAGATTTTGCCACTTATTTTTCCTTTTCTAACCATTCATCCAGGGTAAGGCCTTGTTTTTCATACTTACGTTTCATAGCATTACGTTCTCTGTGGGACATGCCCCCAAAAATTCCATGAAGTTCGTCGTTATTTACAGCTTCACTTAAACATTGCTTGCGAACAGGGCAGGCAGACTTACCGTCTTTGCCCCAACATATCGCCTTAGCTTTGTCTGCAATTGGCTTGTATAGTGCTTTGTCTCTTGGTGGAAAAAAGATTTCAGTGTCTTCGCCACGACACTTTGCATCATATCTCCAAGCCCAGGGAGGGTTTTCCCTGTTATCCAATTATTCTCCTTGTAGTGAGTTTCGAAGTTCAAAAAAATCCTCCTCTCCAAGTATTACGTAGTTCTCCCCGTCAAGGTGTATACCAAGAATAGGTATACGTCCATCAAGAATAGCCTCCGTAGTAATCTTTTTAAGAACATCTGATTTAACCGTGACCTGCTTTTTACCAGTCCACTTGTGCTCAATCAATAGTTCTTTGTTTCTCACGTCACCTTTTCTAGACCAAAAAGCTCCAGAAGCAGCGGACACAGATCCACCAATTACTTTTGCAAGCCTATTCTCATGCTTGCGCGACTGCTTTTGACCTTCAGTCTTCATTGCCGACCATTACAACCGGTTGAGATTTTAAAGTATCAAGAACAGCCCTGCTTAGCTCTTCACTAAGATCTATCTCTTCACGAAGCGAATCAATCATAGCTTGAGCTCCTTGCCACTTTCGATCACCGTAGTACATCCACCCTCCACGACGATCAATAATCCCGTTAAGGATTCCTAAAGCAACAATTTCCTTGCCCCTATCATACTCCCCCCCAGGGATAGCTCCCCCACCTGAGAAGTAAAAATCCAGATAGGCGGTCTGTTGAGGTGGGAAAGTCTTATTCTTAATAGTTCTTACTCGAATAGTTTGGCCTACTCGTTTCTTTTCTTGGCCAGTACCTACTTCTAGCCACTCATCGCGCTTTACTTCACAACGAATGCTGTATGCGTAGTCCTTACCCAGCCCTCCAGGGGTAGTGCGTGGATCTCCATGCATAACCCCAATCTTCATACGGTACTGATTAATCATTAATCCGAGTACTGGTCGTTCTTCTTCGATGAGGTCTCGTCTGGTAGCTGACGCCACTTTTCTAAAGAACTTATTGGTAATAAGTGCGCCACGACCCACAGTGAATTCTTCCATAGCCTTTTCATCTTCTGCACTAGGAACCAAGGCAGGTAAAGAATCGATAACGACCATGTCCACAGATTTACTTTCCATAAATTTAATAACCGCTTCAAAAGCATCCTCCATACTGTTAGTTTCTACTAATAAAACTCGTTCGTTGTCTACCCCGCACATCTCAGCATATTGAGAATCAAAAGCTTCTGCAGCAATCCATACGGTAGTAAATTCTGGGTTTAGTTTTTGATTTGCAGCAATAGTTTTAAGTGCAAGAGCAGTCTTGCCATGTGAAGCCTCACCAACTACCTCCACCCAATGATTCATAGGCCAACCCCCACCTAGTACTACATCAAGGGTTAAAGACCCGGTAGTAATTCGCTTAGGTAGTTGAACTTTACTTGCTAGCACTACAGTGCTGTCTCCGTGCTTCTTGTTAATTAAAGCCGCAATTTTTAAAACATCTGAATTTAGTGCCATTATTGAATCCTATCTACTATGACGTTTGGTTTAAAGCCTGATCCTTGATTAGGTTGTTTAGCTGGTATTGCTGCACCGCCGCTAGAACTAGTAGAGATTACTCCACTTCCAGCCTGTACCAAAGGATACCCACAATCATAGCAACGCATCAAATTGGTTCCTGGAGGCGACATATAATTTCCTGAGTTACACCCCGGACAACGGTTGCTTTGACGAGAACTTTGAGCTTTACTCATAGTTTGGTCGTTAGTTTGGTCGTACGTAACCTGTACATTTGGGTTTCCAGGTTGATGAGTATAGGGCAGGTTAACGGGGGGACTAGTTCGTGGAGTAGCGCTAGTGTTAGGTTGGGTGCTTAATTTCTTAGACCACCAATCGTTATTCGTCATTGTTTGATACCACCTTTGTTTCTAGTAAACCGAGATTCATTAAAGTTGAAATGCAAGATACTGAAGATGACATAGAGACTAATTTAAATAACCTAGTTAATTCTTCTAACGCCTCTTCACTACCTGGGACAGAACTATTAACAAGATCTGCCTCTATAGAGTATGCTGCACAAGCAATTTGTGCGGCTATGTCAGCATGAGAGTCTATAAAAGGAAGTAGTGCGGAGAACTGTGAGATTCGTTCTTCACTTGCCCGTATTTCCATCTCTGAGACTTCATCAGATATTGGTTCTAGCCCCATCATTGTTGAGATCTTATCTGCAGAGTCAAAGATTGAATCATAAATTACCTGGCGTATAAGTATTGGCATAGATACGTTAACTACATGATCTATGATGTCATACTTTTCTTTACGTCTTTTAAATGGCCACATCTATTTTGCCTCTCCCCAACGAGACACTATCTTAACATCTGCCAGCATAGGTATGCTGAGAGCGCGTATCTCTTCCATAGCTAAGCGGATCTGCTCCGCAGTCTCCTCAGCTAAGTAATCCGGGGTAACGGTAACAAGCTCATCATGAACAGTCAAAATTAAACTTGCTTCATCAGGAATCATTGCGCTAGCTCGCACCATAGCTACTTTAATTAGATCAGCTGCGGATCCCTGAATAACAGTGTTAAAGGCCTGTCGTTCAGCTCTAGAGCGTTTCCACTGCTCTTTTGCACGAAGGTCAGGTAAGTAGCGTCTACGCTTAAGCAGAGTGCTTACAAAAGGTATGGGAGCTCTTCTCCGACTATCAGCAATAACCTGTCGCTTATAACGGTTTACGGCGGGAAACTTTGCAGAGAAAGAATCTAATAACTCACGTGCTTCGGTAAGGCTACACCCAATTTCTGTAGCAATCTTATCTG